GAATTTAATCGCATCCGAATAGACTCCATTTCACCTGCAACCTTTGCCGCCTCCTTGCCAAATTGAATCAGTTTATCGACCGCAAACGCACCCGCAACCATTGTTCCCAACTTTGCAAGCGATTTGTCAAGACCTGATACTGAATTGGTGGTTTGTTTTGTGGCAGATTGTAATTTGTCCATCCCATCCACTGCTGGCTGGGTGTCGGCAACAACTCTGAATATTATATTTTGAGCCATATCAATTCGATTATTATCCTTTGTATGGCGTGATGCCTAATGACCGGGCGGTCAGGGCAAAGATACGAAAAAATTCGGGTTAAATTAAATTCAGCGGATTGACTCGCCTCCCTTTTTTGTCGATAAAAAACAGCACATTCCCGTTTTCATCCACAACAGGGCGAATCGTGCCTCTCCTTAATTTGCGTCCTATTCCCATATTAATCCTTTACAGATTCCCTTAATGCAATACCGCAAATGACGCCAATTAGAAAGACCAGAACTATCATACTTTGACGCTTTTTTGTTTCAGGTGAAGTTCGTATTTCCATGCGTTGATAGTGCTGGCGTACTCTTCGATTCCCATCTTTTCGAGCATTTTAATTTCGGTCAATGACCCGTTACAAAGCATCCTGTGCATAAGATTCACCTCGGTCACGAAAGTGCTGAATTCGTCAGCCCAGTTTCGGCTAAGGGAAAGATACTCGTGCTTAGGTCGCTCGACTCCGTCAAAGTCCTTGCTAGGATAAGCGAACGGATATAAGCGTCTGAGATGTCCGATAAGTCCATTGTATAGCGTACTGCCAACTGAATAAAAAAAAACCGAGCATCGTCATCTTTTGCCCATAGTTCGAGTTTTACCCGTTGCGTCTTCGGGTCGAAATCCATCGGGTCTTCGTCAGGATGGACGACAAAGACGCAAGCCAAATCTTGAAGAAGCAACTCGTCTGGAATGTCATTGATGCGTCTTTCGAGTTGGTCGAATTTGGAAAACCCACCGACAATATCGCCTCGGTTCAGGTCGTCTTTAATCTCCTTGAACGCTTTGACGAGTCGGTCGGGGGTTAGTCCCATTGATGCCCTGCGAACGGCAAGGTCGGCAGGGATTACCCGATTCGCTGGAATGTCGCCCCAAGTCTCGAATGTCCGCCACTCGATGCCTGATGCGTCAGTGTAAATTGGTTTTAAGTTGCTCATACGCTGGCAAAGTTACCCGATTTTGCGAACCTATCCAAAAATGAACGGTGGAATGTCCAGAGGTAATAAATGAAGCAGTCGAATAAGTGACCATGCATATTGGTCGGGGCGATTTTCTTGCCATCATCCCCCCGTTGCATCATTTCGCAATCCTCGACCAGATACTTACACGCTCGGTTGATGATAAGGTCAGGATGCTTGGACAACATCGAGTTAATCAATACAATCGTGTCCTTGCTGTCAGGATTTGACGAAAGTAGGCGTATCTGGGCGTCCGATAGTTTCAATGCCCCCTTTACCGCTTTCCAGTTCGTGACGCCTTTCATCGTGGCTGAGCGGTTTCTTCCTGATGCGTCACCGGTTAGGATGAGACGAGCAGTATCGGGGTATCTTGTTTTGATTCGCTCGCATAGTTCGTACACATCCGAGTTCATGATTCGTTCTTCCCCTAATATCCTGATCCTATTCCTGCTTGGCTCGTGCTGAGCATAAATGCAGGTCATTGGCGACACATTGAAGTCCATTGATACATAGATAGGCAAATCAGGTCTTTCCTGAATATCCGCCACATGCTTCTTGTGTTCGAAGCAATACGCCCAGACGGTTTCCTGCTTGGTGACGAGCATGCCCAATACTTCACGCTTGAATGAGTTCGGGTCTAATGTTCGCTCTAACTGCTCGATGTAGCCGGGTCTTAAATTGTGTTGATTCGCATACGACTCGGCTCGGATTAGTTTAATCCGTCCGTTGCTGGTCTTGGCTTGGCTTTCCAATTCCCGATAATATGCGACATTATCGGGCGGAGTTGTGGCGGTCTTGATGCGGTGGCGTAAACCTAACTTCTTGAAAGTTGTCCCCCTCGTCCTTGCTCTGCACTTGTCCAACGCTTCTTGAAAGTTCCGCACATCTCGAGTTTCGTCAATGCTTATAGTGTCCCACTCCGACCCGTTCACAACATTGTAATTATCGAGATGAGTTAGGACGACATAAGACCCCCAGCGGAATGTAATGACCTTGTCCGAACTAATGCCGGAATAAGGCTTAACGCCTGCCATCCGCTTATTCACGACATAATCGACCCCCTCACGTAGTCCCCACTCTTCCCACGCTTCCTGAACTTTTTTGAATGTGGCGGTCTTCATCATTGCGAATGTGGGCGAGCATATCAAGTGCTTTGAATTCGGAACGGATAGGTCAGGAATTAAATCAATAGCCAGCCAATAAGTTTTGCCCACTCCAACGCCCGTCAGCATATGTATCTCTTCCGCTTCGAGGTGGTGCGAGGAATAGTACGCTATCTGCTGTGCTTCGTTCAGTTCGGGCATTATTCCTCGGACGCTTTGCGGACTGCTTCGGGGGTTACCGTTACATTAATAATCGGAGGTGAATATTCTGCCTCGGTCGTTTCCTTTCGTTCCTGAGGCTTGCCGTATGCGTATTCAAGAATCAATCGTCCTGCGTTGATATTGCCTGAATTAATCCAAGACGAAACCATCCTACGCAACCCTGCTTCGATTGCCGTCATATCGCCTTTCTTTTCGGTCAGGACTTTGGCAAATAGAGTCGGCAGGTCTGGAAGTATCTCAGCCATTTCTTTCATTGCTGGTGGGTTCTTCTTGCGACCTGCTGGGTTGCCCGATTTGCCCTTTTCCCATCTGGGTTTGATTTTACCCTTACCGCCTGTTTGCTTTGGTTCGGTCATAGTGCTATGATTTAGGGTTGAGCGTCTGGGTCGGATTCGAACCGCCTATCTCCCGACTGGATGTCGAGCGTTTATCCTCATTAACTTCAAACGCTTGTTTTCGTTCCTGCAAAGATACTTTTTTTCCTTTATACATACCCGCCCCCATTTCGTCTATTTTGCTGAATGGTAATATTGGAACGGTTAATCTTTTTTTGGCACTTTCATTAAGAAAGTAAACATATTTTAATTGGAATCCTTCAATAGGTTTTGCTCCGATATGATTTAAATATCTTGAACTTGACCAAGTTTTAAATTCTCCTATTTTACCTAATCTTTTTGCTTTTTGTCCATCTCCATCACTTGAAAAAGAAGGATTAAAAACTAAACTGCATTCGGTTGTTCCGTCAGGCATTCTCCACATTGATGTGTTCTTTTTTATTCCTACTAAATTAAATCCACTTGCCCTGTAAATACTTCCATCTCCACATTGTGCTCCATCTGCATAAGAAACAATCCACTCAATATGTGGTGCTTGTTTTTTAAGTAACTTCATCATAATTGAAATACATCTGCTTTCACTATTTGCAGGAAGATAGTCATCAAATGCCATCCGTGCAAGTTCACAATATCCGTTCCAATGCGTGTCTTTTACAAGATTTACAGAAGCGTGTTTGTTTATACTTGGCCCGAGTTGCATAACTCCGTGAAGTTTGCCATCTAAAAAGCATCCAAAGTGAACATAACAACGCGGGTCTACCTTACCGCTATAATGGTTTTTCTTTACAAACTCATTAGCCACCTTAGCGGGTATAACCTTAACAATTATGTCCTTTGCTCTGCCCATTGCATTACGATTAAATATAAAGCGTTACCATTTGAATTTTCATTACCCATCGTTTCAGCGTATTTATACTCCTCCGTCTGTTTTATGTCGGCTATTGCGTTTTTTATTTGTTCCGCTTGTTCGTCTGCCAGCGTAAATGTCATTTGTTGAAACGGTGCTTTGTCGCCATCTGGTAGCGTAAATTCCTCACCTAACTTATCTGAATCCAAATCAAAACCCGGCAAATCCAATCCCCACTCTTCCAACTTGTCCGCTTCCCAGTCCATAGCCAGCATCTCCCAATCCCAATCACCTCCACTCGTATTGTCTTTGATGATAAATTCCCGTTCCTGTTCCGGTGTAAGGTTTTCGGCTATGATTGCGGGTATCTCTTTCCATCCGGCTTCCTTGCACGCTTTCCAACGCATATTACCGCCCAGAATGACCATATCTGCATTGACCACCACTGGACGCAGTTCGAGCATTTCGGGGAATTCCTGAACCGATTTGACTAACTTCTTGAACTTATCGTCTTTAATCAGACGAGGGTTGGATGGGTTAGGCTTAATATCGGACACCTTGACCCGTTTTGTTGTATTTTCGTTCATTTTGAGATTGACTGACTATGCAAATATACGAAAAAAACAAACCCAGTCGGGGAGACTGGGTGTTGTTACTCTAAACTCTTGAAAAAAAATGGTAGAATCAAAAAAACCTGTATAAGCAAAGGTAATAATTAACATTTGAAAATATTTTTGTAGTAGGTTGTAGGGGGTTGTAGTAAGTTGAAAATATCCTCAACTTACTACGCTTTTGAAAATAAACTCAAACTATAACTAACTGATTATAAATAATATATATATTAATAATTATATATATATTTATTATTGTAGTAGGATAGTAGGTTATTTTGGCATTTTTAACATTTTTTAAATTTTTTTTCTTCAATTCAATTTTGAAAAGTAATTTTGAAAAATAGTTTGAACGGCAAAAACTACTCCATCAACCTACTACACTTTGCGTAACTTATTGAAAAATAAATCGTTTAGTGTAGTAAGATAAAAAAAACTTCAACTTACTACAACTATGTTCAACCCCATCCTTTCGGAAAGTAAAATTCAGCAGGTCGCCATCATGGAAATTTGGAACAAATTGCCCCAAACTCGGCTTTGTTTGTTCCACATCCCGAACGGAATGTTCTCAAATGCCCGAGAAGGGGCAAAATTTA